TTCAGTGTCTCTTCCTAGTCCTTGACGAGTTATGTCGAACCAAACGCCAGAATCATCGTCTGCAGAATTAAGAGAAGTAGGATCTTGATTATAGTCTTGAATGTATTGATTCATCTGAGACTTCATGGCTTTATGAGCAGTTGATTTTAGTTCAAGAAGTCCTACTTCTCCAGATTTATCTACAGCATTATAAACGTAAACAGTCTTCGGCGAAAGATTATTAATTAATTCTCTAAGATCTTTCAGTCTATCATTTACTGCTTCTTTACTTGCTCCTGCCGCTTTCATCTGTGATTCAATTGCTTCCGCATGAACCTTTAATTTTGCTACATATTCAGTTACAGGGCATCTTTTTTCCGATGTTATAGAAGAAGCAAAAGGGCGTGCTCTTCCGGATTCTGGATCGGTCAGTCCCCAGATAATTTGCCATTTGCGATACGGATATCCATTGGATGCTTCTCCAAAAGGAGGAAGAATCCTGAACACGTTGTGACCATCTTTTACTTTATGACGCTTCCATTCTCTGCGGGATTTAAGCGAATCAAGATTAAGTTTAATTTTTGAACTCATAGTTTTTCTCCAAAGGTTAAATTAAATCGCCAATAATTAGCGATATTATTATTATACTGAATGTTTTATACAAAATACAAAAATAACTAATTATTTACTTCTTTTGTTAGTTCTGCTTGCTCTTTAGTTATAGCAGGTTTACCAACTACTTTTTTAGGTTTACCGCTTAAATAAGAATCGACATCTTTTTCTTCTATAAGATCCAATCCATTGTTATAAAATGGAGTGCAAGCGCTTAGTGCCCCTGAAAAATAGACTAGCTTTGTTCCCATTGGTCGAGACTTTATCTGATAATCTAAATATTTTTCTAAAACCACGGGATATTCCGATGAAAGTATTTTAATGATAATTTTATGTAAATCAGCATCATCGGAATAGGGCACTCCTTCGTAGTTGTGTAATCTTATTCTCATGACATCCATACTTTGATCATATTTAACAGCTATAGAATTTAAAATCTCTCTTAAATGATTTATAGCGGTATTTTTTACTCTAGGTGCCTTACGCATATTCTGCAATATTTCTGGCATAAAATTAGGTTCAGTTATTGCAACTTCTCCCTTATTAAGAGTTTCTGGCAATTCTTTTACTAATACAAATTTAGACATATTTATCTCCTTGTTTTGCAATATTTTACAAATACTATTCTATTTTTTCAATTTCTTTTATCTGCAAAGAAACCGAAGTCTTCCAACCTTGTTTTAAAAAACCTCTCACATAAACCAATGAATTTTTTGGCCAATTTAAAGCTATTTTCTTATTCCATTCCACCGCTTCTATAACACTATATCCATCAGATAGCATAACGCTAACCTTATGCCATTCTCTATCATTTTTTGAAGAAATGCCACTTGAGTGACTAGATCCTTCAAATAGCAATATCATGCCGACCTCTTGATCTATTTGTTTTTTAAATAATCCTTCTGCTACTTTAATATTAGACAATACGACAGTGCTGCCCATCTTATAAGGTATTGCCATACGATTAGTTGGCTTAAGAGCTGGGCACTTATTCATTATTACTTTAACAATGTCTTTATCTGATAGTAAAAACTTATTAAATGCTCTATTATATTCCTTTTCCATTAAGAATATTTGAAGAGGGCTAAAATCAAAAATTTCTGGCTGTAATCTTATTGCCTTACCTCTAAGTAAAGAATATTCTTCTATAAAGGCTTTTCTTCTTTCTCCATAATTTTCTATGCTCAAATTCATCATATCATCGGCAGCTCTTCCTTTTATTAAATAAGAAATTCCGCCGCTATTAACTTTTGCGTGATCTATTCTTCTAATAAAATCTTCTACAGAAGTAAATGGTCCTTTAGTGCAAAGTTCTTTAACTACCGCCGGTCCAACTCCTTTTATGGCAGATATTGGCGTAATAATACATTTTTCGCCATTTATTTCTCTAACCACAAAAGAATCAGTTGGATGTTTTAATGAAGGCGGTCTGACAACATTTCCTAGTCGAGAAATATATTTACGCATCTTATCTTCATCATCTATGGAAAGATTAAGTATGCTTGCCCACCACTCCATGGGATGGTGGTGCTTAAGATACATTGTTATATATCCAAGTTCAGCATAAGCATAAGAGTGAGATTTATTAAAACTGTATCTGCTAAATGCTTCGACCATCTTACATAATTCATCTGCTTGATTTTCAGACCAATGTTTTTTAATGGCATTTTCTCTTAATTTAGAAAAAGTAGACTGAATAACATCTTTTTTCTTTTTTGCAATAGCAGATCTAATCATATCAGCTTCTTCGCCAGAAAAATTTCCTATTTCTTTAAGAATAGACATGATTTGTTCTTGATACACGGCGACAGAATAGGTTTCGTTTAGTATTCGCTTTATATCTGCATGTATAGTATGTGGATCCATTTCGCCATTTTTTACTTTCATGTAAATTTCCGCGGCGGACATAGTGCGCTGATTTAAAACCTTACCATTAGAGTCCTTAGTTCCACCTATTTCAACTTGAAAATCTAAGGCTCCTGGACGAGCAAGCGCTGTAAAATCCGCTAAATGCTTTCTATTTAATGGACAAAACTCTTGAACCATGCCTTTAATTAATTCAGTATTGAACTGAAAAGAAGAATCTGTGTCTTTGTTATAAAAGTCAGTATAGACACCAGCATCTTCCGGCAATCTATATATGTAAGGCACACCGCTCTCTTCCTCAAGATAATCTATACCGCCTGAATCCTTTATTAATTTTACGCAATCCGATACGGCAGTAAGAGTCTTTATGCCTAATATATCAGCCTTAACTAGGCCACACTTTTCAACCATTGAAGCATCGTACTGAGTGCAAGTTAAATCGCCTAACTCTTTATCTTTTATTATCATTGTAGGCACTCTTTCTGCGGAAAGATCAAGAGTAGATATAACAAACGCAGATGCATGTCTAGACCATCCCCTTATAGTTCCTATCAATTTTTTAACCATTCTTTCGACCTCTGGATAGGTCTCGAAGAAATTAAACAATTGAGCATTTATCTCCACCTGACCAGCATTATAGTTACCTTCTTGATCAGTATATCCATATAAAAAATCATGTTCATCTACGCCCTGAGGACTATCTGGTATGGTGTCGCATAATTGTTTGATTTCTGGGTCATTTCTATTTCTGCCATAAAGCGCATACATGGCATCTTTTATAGCATTTTTTGTTTTCATCTTTTGAAATGTAGCAATTTGAGCAAATCCCAACTTATACTTATCTCTAAGATAATTCATGATTAGGCCTCTAGCTCTATCTCCAATATCAGCATCAATATCTGGAAAAGAACCAGCCCTAATTCTTGCGTGACTTAAAAATCTTTCAAAAGGAAGATTTGCTTTTATGGGATCGACGTGAATTATCTTTAAGTAATAACTTATTAAAGAGCCGCCAGCAGATCCACGCGCTATATTTTGCAAAATCCCCTGAGATCTAGCGAATCTACCTATGTCCTCATAAACAAGAAAGTATGGAATAAAATTTAATTTTTCATTCTTCATTATTACATCTAATTCTTGTTTAAATCTATTTTTATATATTGGATTGTCTATCCAGCGACCATGTTCTTTTATTAGATCCATCATATGATAATAAGTCTGTTTATCATAGTCAGAGGCAATGTTTTTAATTTTTTCCGGTATTTCTATTTTAGGCAAATGATAGTCAAATTTTATATTAATATTTTTTGCGCCTTCTGCCACTTCATATGTATTATCTATCCATTGTTCGAATTTTTCTTCGGTAAGCCATTCTCCCAAATGAAGTCGTAGCTTATTAAACATTTCTTGAGATCTAAGTTGATGATAAGATTCATAGAAATACCAACCATTTGAATTACCATTCTTAAGAAGACAATCCTGTATTATTTTGTCTTCTGGCATTATAAAATGAGCATCTGTCACTGGTATACATTTGCCACCATATTTATCAACCATTTCCATTAAAAAACGGTTGTACCATTTCTGCTTATTTCCATCACAGGAGCACTCATCTCCGGGGATAGGATCAAAGCCGCCTGTGGATTTATTAAAATTATGAGTTACGTCGTTACAGTGAAATTCTACGTATAAATGTTCTCCAAATATCTGCTGATACATTAAGTAAAGTTCTTCTGCCTTTTGTCTATCATTTTTCCAAAAAGCACTTCCTATAGGGCCAGCAATGCAGCCGGTCCCAAATTTAATACCGCTCTTATATTGTTTTATTTGATCAAATGTAACACGAGCCTTAACAGAACCAAAGTAAGTAACAGTATCATTATATGCCAATGAAGCTAATTTCATTAAATTATGATAACCTTCATTATTATATGCCCATGCAGTTATGTGATGATGCCCCTTATCTTCTGCATTTAATTTAACATATAATTCTACAGCGGGTATTAAATGAACTGCATCTTGATCATAATTAGTGCCATGCTGTTTATTATAGTTAGCTATAAATTCTTTTGCTCTAAGAGCGTCAAACATAGATATTGCGGTACCGTGATCAGTTATTGCTAGCGCAGGGGTCTTAGTCTCAAGGCACCAAGCAACCCATTCTTCTGGCGAAGGCACAGCATCAAGCAGAGAATATTTACTATGATTATGTAATTGACATACTTCTTTAAAACGAGGCATATATCTTTTTATACAAATAAAAAAAGGACACAAGTTTAGCTTGTGTCCTTTTAAGTTTAAAAATAATTTTTTTAGGTAGTTTGAAAATTAAAATTAAAATCTACGCTAGTATTTACGCTATCGCTAATATTTAGCGATGGCGAGCATTCGTACTCATAAATTTCTTGATCAGCAAGCCCTTTCTTAATTCCTGAAAAAAACGACTTCAATAGCAGATTATTTCCATTGCTTGCTCTAAGATATCCAGCATTTAAAGTGCCTGTCCCTGGAACATTTATCGTAAATTTAGCTTGTCCCTGTGCAGCAGCGGCAGTAAGTCCGGTGCTTAAAGTACTAAGATTTGCAACTACATAAGCAACTCCTGCATCGAATGCATCATTTAGTTTAGATTGTAAACCTGTCGCACCATCATAATAATCTGTTTTTAAACTCATATTTTTATTCTCCTATTAATTAACTTTAAGACTAGAAGTTTTATTAACCTGGTCGTTTTGAATTTCATTAATCTTTTCAAGTAAAAAATCAATTTTTGCTTGTTCATGCTTTACAGCACTAGTATAAGCCGAATTTAGATCTTTAACAATCTGCTTAGCTTGAGCAAGCTTTTGATCAGATGCTCTTTCTTCTTTTATTTCTCTAATTTTTTGCTCAGACTTAATTATAAGTTCTGATGCCACATCTTCGCTAACATTTTCATGATTATCTACGAAAGACTTACTAAGTGTTTTAGTCACTGATTGTGCGCTTGTCATAATTATATTCCTTGTGTTTTTTGTTTTAATATCTTTGCTCTTTCTACAACGGGTTCAAGACCTTTAGTTTTATTTTTAGCAATATATTTAGTTAATTCTTTTTTAATAATAGTCATATCATGATCGCTATTAATTTTTTGCTCTATTAAATCTAATTCTTCCATATATTTCTTATATAATCTATCTATTCTTTCTTTTTG